TGAACATGCGCTACCAGCAGATGCAGAGCCAGCCAGCCCCGCAGCCGGCCCCTGCCCCGCCTGTCGATCCTGTGGCGCAACAGAACATGCAGTTCCTTCGGGAGCGTGCAACCCGGTCCCCGAACCGGAGTGGTGGAACTACAGAGCCGCGCACACCGCGTGCGCGGATGAGCTTTGAGGAGAGGCTGAAGGGCCAACTCGCTAACGACGGAGTCATTTAACTATGGCAAGTTCGACGGACTGGGCACGTTCCATTGCAACGACGATTGTTAATCATCTTCGGGAAGAAGAGATTACGTCGTTGCGCAAGTACAAGTTCTTCGCCGCCGTGGAAGGTTCGGGCAACGTCCGTACCAACATGTCGGGCAGGGGTTTCGACTGGGAAATCCAGTACAGAAATCATACCCCGGGTGGTAACAATGGTGAAACTCCTCGCACCTTCGCTCGCCAGAACCTCTGGAAGCGAGCAGAGCTGGAGTTCAGGGGTGCCCAGGCAACTGACGCCATTTATAAGAAAGAGATGCTGGAAAATCGTAGCGCCCAGGCCCTTGTTAATGTTGCCGGCAAGATGGCTACCCGCCTTCTTACCAGCATGGAACAGTACCTGAGCCGTGAGTGGATTCTTGATGGTTACGCTGCGGGCAACGAGCTGCGGTTCCACGGCATGGAGTCGTTCTTGGGCACCAACGGCACGGTCAACGTGACGACTGGCGCTCAGCGCTCGGCCAACGCCGCTGATCCGTTCTGCTACCCGTCCGACACCTACGCTGGTCTGTCGACCACGCTGGGTGCCTACGGCGGCTCGCAGCAGACCGGCGTGTGGCCGAACGGCTACGCGGACCCGGAGTTCGATTTCTACTCGCCGGTGCAGGTGAACTACACCAGCACTTACTTCGGTGCGTCGACTTGGAAGGACAACTGCGTGAAGGCTGTGCGTGAGGCGATTCATCAGACCCGCCGCAACGACAGCAAGGAAGATCAGGTCGACATGGTTCTTCTGGACCGTCGACTGTTCATCGACTTCCTGAACACGCTGGACTCCAAGGAGCGTGTTATTGTCAGCCGGACAAACGGCCTGCGGAGCTACGGCTTCACGGATGTGTTTGAGCTGGACGGCGTGGAGATCAGCTCGGAGAACTCGGTGCCCGCCAACACCGGCTACGGTCTGGCGATTGGCAACGTGGAGCTGCTCTGCATGGAAGGTCAGCTTCTCAACAGCGAGGGTCCGTTCTACGACGAGATCACGCAACAGTACCGCTACGTTGTATCAACGCTCGGCAACCTGAAGTTCAAGTCGCCGCGTAACTTCTTCAAGCTCCTGACTCTCGCCTGAGAAAGAAAGGGAACCTCTTACATGGGACTGCAAGTTGATCCGCCGTTCGGTCTTGGTCAGACGCTGGGTGTCACCAGCGTCAACGACAGCCTGTACGGCATTTCTGGAACGTACGGTGACAACTGGGTGGGCAGCGTGAAGGAGTTCACGGATGTGAACCCCATCACCGGCTCTGTCCGGTCGAACCGTCGCAAGGTGTGCATCGCCGTTCGCAACTCGTCTACGGTGGCTCTCGCCCCCAAGCGCGTTGTGGCGTTCAAGGCCGGCTCGTTCACGGTGGTTGACGGCTATGCCGCCACCGCCAACGGCGAGGTCGTCGGCGTGGTGGACGAGTACCTCCCCGCCTCTGGCGTGGCGGTGAACGATGTGTTCTGGGTGACGGTTGACGGGCCGACCGAAGTGGCGGTGGCGGTGAGCGGTACGGACGTTGCGGTTGGTGATCGCCTGACGGTGATCACGGCTGCGGCCTCCACCTCAACGACTGCCGGCCGGGTGACGCCTGCGACGATGTCCGCGGCTAGCAACGTGACGGTCGACTACACCGCTCCGCTCGGCGTGATCGCCCGCGCGTGCAGCGCTGGTGCGACGACGGGCAGCGCGGTCCTCGCGGTGGTTAAGACCCGCGGCTAGGAAATGCCCTTCGGGGCTATCGGGGGCGGGGGTGGGTCAGCAATGACCCGCCCCCGTTACCTGACCACTCTGGAGCATGCCGATGAATTCGTATACGCCCGAGGCGGCGCAGCAGAAGTATCCGGGCGCCCCTCAGAATCAGCCGCGCTATCCGTGGCGAGCGTCTGGCAAAGCGCAGCCCAAGCCCCAGCAGAACACTGGTGGTCAGCAAGAGGCAGCTCCGGGGCCGCAGAAGGCCCCCGACATGAGCATGTACTCTCCTGGTCAGGCCAAGCCTATCCAGCCGCAGAGCCAAGGAACGCCCTACGGGGCGCAGTCAGACGGCAACTACGCCTACGCCACGCCGAACAACCGCCCTGCCCCGTTCACGCAGCGGTACACCAACTTCGACGGCACTCAGTCTGAGCAGCCTAACTTCGGCCAGCGGGATGCTTTCATCCAGAACATCAACGACTCCATGCTGCCCTACTACGGCGGCAAGTCGCAGGGTGCCCCGCAGTTCGACTTTCAGTCGATGTACAAGAAGGCCGGCGACATGGTGAAGGACGGGTGGCAGAACCCGTTCTCTATGCCAGCTCAGCCGCAGCAGCCCAGCCTAGAGCAGCAGCTCTCGCAGTACGCCCCGCAGCCGCAGTACCAGCCGGCGCCAAGTCAGCCCGCCCAGGGCGATCTCGGAATGAATGATGCGTTGGGTGGGGATTTGTCGGCGTGGTTCAAATCGGGCGGTTCGGCCTCCCCGGTGTCGCCGACTGCCGCCGACCCCTACGCCCAGTTCCGCCCAGACGATTCCGGCATGCTGTATCGGCCCGCGGCCTCACCGCCAGCGTTCGACCCACTGTACGGCCACGGCACCACGGCGGCTTGGGCGGCGGCTGGTGCGCCAAAGAGCGCGCCGCAGTTCGCCGGCATCTTTGCCAAGGGCTACACGCCGCAGCCGGGAGAGACAGACGTTATCCAGCCGGGGACAGCGCGCCCCCAGCCCATGTGGCAAATGCTGGACCCGGCAGCGTGGGAGCAGCTCAATCCGGGTCAGCCGTACCGGCCGGGATCGCAGATGCCCGGGTGGCTCTAGCGGACACTGATCTATAGGCCCCGAACCTTCTCCCCCCGAGAGGTAGCGATGGAAACCAAGTTCAACGTCGGTATCTGCACGTTCTCATACGGCGGCAACGGAGGCATCTCCTCCGAGGTCCCAGACATCCGCGAATGGATGACGCCGTTGGTGTCAGAGGTTCGCCAAGACCCTCGCATCGCCAACGTCAAAATCTGGAACCTGTCTGACACGCCGATCACCATGACCCGCAACCGGGCCGTCCTCATGGCCCGCGAGTACGGGTGCGACGTTCTGGTGATGGTGGACTCGGACATGAAGCCCGACATGTACGCCGGGCAGTCGGATGCCAAGCCGTTCTTCCAGACCTCATTCGACTTCCTGGTGGACCATTACCCCAAGGGGCCGGTGGCCATCGGCGCTCCCTACTGCGGCCCGCCGCCGATGGAGTGCGTGTACGTCTTCCGGTGGCAGAACCACCAGAGCGAACACGCCAATCCCGACTACCAGCTTGAGATGTACGACCGCAACACCGCGGCCAAGCTGGCCGGCATCCAAGAGTGCGCGGCCCTTCCCACTGGCCTGATTATGTACGACATGCGGGCGTTTGAGATCACCGAACCCAAGACGGCGTCTGACAAGCCATGGTTCTTTTACGAGTGGTCCGACCGCTATGCGGCGCACAAGTCCTCCACGGAGGATGTGACGATGACCCGCGACCTGTCCCTCACCGGGGCAAGGCTCTTGGGCTACAACCCGGTCTTCTGCAACTGGGATGCGTGGGCCGGTCACTGGAAGCCCAAGTGCGTCGGCAAGCCGCAGATCATCGCGGCCAAGGACATCAGCGAAAAGCTGGTCCAGTACGCCCGCGCCGACTTCGACCCTGGCGTGAAGCTGGTGAACTTCCGGGGCAACTGGAAACACATTCCGCCCAAGCCGGTGGTGCAGAGTGGCTGACACGCGCGCTTGTACGAAGTGCCTCAAGCACTATCCGCTGACGAAGGAATACTGGCACCGCTCCAAGGACGGGTGGCACTCCAAGTGCCGGGTGTGCCGCAATGCCGGCGAGAAGCGGGGCCGGGACAAGATTCGCCACAAGAAGCTCGGCGAGATTGAGAAAGGTGCCGTAGACCTCTTCATCGCCTCCGCCCGGATAGGCGGATCGCACATCCCGCACTCGTCAGAGCTGCTGGAAACGATGATGAAGTATTTCGGCGGCGTGGAGGGATTCTCCCGGGCGTTCATCAAACAGTTCTTTGACGCCCCCGCAGGCGGCGCGTTTCGCACCAAGCAGTTGGACAGCATCCTGCGGCTTGTGGTGAGCAACACCGCTATGGGTGGATCGAAGAAACCCCTAGACCTGATGACCGAGGAAGAGCTGGAGGCTCAGTACCGGCGGGACGTTCTCGCCGCGGCCCTGGCCTACCAAGGACAGAAGATCGCACTGGAGCAGAAGAATGCGTTGCCAGAAGTGCCGGTGGTTCATCCAGAACCAGAACATGCCGGATCGGGGGGAGTGCCGCCGCTACCCGCCGCAGATGGGCGAGATGCAGAAGGACAAGGATGACAAGTATCTCGCCGGCTATCGGTTCCCCATGGTGTTCACCACCTGGAACTGCGGCGAGTGGACCGAGATGACCGCGAAGCAGAAGAATGCGCAAGCATCCGAAGATCGAAGTACCGACGCCTGAGCCAGACATTCCGCTGGGGCCGTCGCAACATGCCGTTGAGCAGTTGCGAGCGGTGCAGGCGGAGCTGGCAGAACGACGCCTAGAGTCCCTGCGCCTCTATCGGCCGATGCCATTGCAAGAGGAGTTCCACCAGTCGCTAGTCTCAGAGCGAATCGTCCTTGGCGGAAATCGCGGCGGCAAATCCCTCGCCACGTTCGTAGAGGACGCTCGCGCGGCCACCGGGTGCGACCCGTACGAGAAGTACCCGAAGACAGACGGCAACTTGGTAATCGTCGGCAGGAACTGGCCCCACATCGGCCTAGTGGCCTACCCGATGCTCTTCCGGGCGGGGGCGTTTCGGATCATCAGGGACGAGAACACCAATGAGTGGCGGTCGTTTGACCCGACCAAGGACGCCGCCCGGCGGAAGGACGCCAAGCCCGCGCCGCCTCTGATCCCACCGCGGTTCGTCAAAGAGGTGTCTTGGGTATTGAAGAGCGCTCAGTACTGCCAGAAGGTGACGCTGGTCAACGGCTGGGTGATTAACTTCTTCTCATCTGAGGGTGACCCGCCACAGGGGTTCCAGGCCGACTTAGTACACATTGACGAGGATATTAATAACGAGCGATGGGTGGGGGAGATGCAGGCCCGCCTCGCGGATCGCAAGGGCCGCTTTGTGTGGTCCGCCATGCCGCACTCCAAGAACGACGCCCTGCTTGGATTGTGCGAGCGCGCCGAGAAGGAAGTGGAGTCCGGGAACGAGAACCCGATCATCCGCAAGTTCACGCTCCGGTTTCTGGACAACGCCCACATTGATGAGGAGGAGAAGAGGAAGAACATAGAGCGGTGGGCGGCTCTGGGCATGGACGAGCTGAAGATGCGTGCGGAGGGGGAGTTCACCACCGAATCCACGCTCATGTACCCGACCTTCAACTCGTCGGTTCACATCCACCCCCGGTCAGAACTCCCGGGCGGGCAGGTGCCGCCCGACTGGACGCGCTACGTCGCCATCGACCCGGGGCATGCTGTCATGGCCTGCGTGTTCGGCGCAGTACCACCTGACGAGCGGTTCCTTTTATTGTATGATGAGCTGTACATCCGGCAGTGTAATGCGCTGATATTTGGCGAGCAGTTCGCGGACAAGGTGCGGGAGCAGCACTTCTACAACTTCATCATGGACATGCACGGAGGCATGCTGCGCGACTTGGGGTCAGGTCGCCTGCCGCATGAGCTATACAGCGAGGAGCTGAAGAAGCGCGGCATCCGCTCGCAGGTCAGCACGCACTCGTTCACGCCTGGGTCGGACGACATCCCGGCCCGTACGTCCATCGTCCGGCAGATGCTGCACATCCGTGGGGACGGGACAACGAAGCTGAAGGTTCTGGAGGGCGGGTGCCCAAATCTTGTGAGGGAGATGCGGCGGTATCGAAAGAAGACCCAGACCATCAACGGTCAGGTCTTCGTCACCGACGAGCCGCAGACGCGGGGGGACGTTCACGCCGTGCAGTGTATGGAGTACCTGTGCGCGTACGAGCCGAAGTACCACCAACCACCCAAGAGCTTTGGCCCTGAGCCTTGGTGGGTGAAGTGGCTCGCAGACAAGCCTCGTCGGCTTGGGCTGCAAGACGAGTCCTGCGTTGTCCTTGGGCCGATGGGATACCAGAAGCGATGAGTGAAGCCTACCAGATGCCGTCCGCGGAACTTGGCGAGTTCGTCCTGTACTACCGACATGAGGGCGCCGCCCCGGTCCCGGCCCTGGTGACCGGCGTGTCCCAGCGTGTCCTGACCCTCTGGGCCGTGGCCCCGGGCTACGGCGGCACGGAGAAGCCCAGCGTCCACCACCTGACCGACCCGGGCGTTGAGGAGTTCCCGGCGTGGAAGGAGTACGGCTACTGGGATCACAAGCCGGCCAACCCCAAGCTCGCCATCCTCTCCGAGAAAGTCTCGCTATTGGAGCGGAAACTGGCCGAATTGGAGGGCAGGAAGGGCAAGTGAGGCACTAGTACATAGGAGTACCAGATGCCCCAAGACAGCCCCCTTCTGCCCATCGTCACCCGGTGGCTGAACTGCATCAAGCAGGCGCAGACCCACAAGCGCCCCTTCGCCGCTGACGCGGACGAGGCGATGCAGTTCTTTGCCGGCGACCCGGACTTCATGTGGCGTGACAAGTACGCCCGCGGAGAGCGGGGCTACAACAAGGGCATGAACCCGCCTGCGTTCCGCATGCAGGTCAACCGGGTTTGGGAGGCCGTTCGCCTCTTTGCCGCGGTCATCCACCACCGCAACCCCGCTCGGACTGTCTCGCCCAAGGACTATCCGATCATTGGCCCGGAGCTGCTCGGCATTCAGCCCCAGCCTCCGGTGCCGATGATGGGGCCGAACGGGCCGATCATGGGGCCTGACGGCCAGCCAGTAATGGCTCCCGATCCCGGCATCCAGATGTACCAGCAGGGCATGCAGCAGCAGCAGATGATGATGGAGCGCCGCAAGGTCGTCTCCCAGCTCTTGGAGGACTACCTCAACTACACGCCCAACGAGCTGGACCTGAAGCGTCACTCTCGCAAGGTGGTGGAAGAGGCGTTCATCAAGGGCGGCGGCGTGTGGTGGCATGAGCTGTACACGCCGCCGGGGTCGACCGTGAAGATGGCCGGCAGCTTCTACGACACCATCGACAATATCGTCTGGGACCCGGATGCCGACGAGTTTGAAGACATCCGCTGGGCGGCCCGGAGGCGGACGCAGCCCATCGATGAGGTGGCCGCCAAGTTCGGCCTGGACCGGGAAGACCTGAAGGGTCACATGCAGAGCTACGAGTCTCGCACCGAAGCGGGCGAGCGTGGCTACGAGTACCGGAAGAAGATGGGGCAGACCAACGACCTCGTCGTCTACTGGGAAATCTATTCCAAGACCGGCTTCGGTGATCGGCTCAAGGACGCCAAGGAAGACCTCCGCGGCAAGTTCGATGCCTGCGGGCCGAACTGCTACATCGCCATCGCAGAGGGAATTGAGTACCCGCTCAACGTCCCGCCGGCCATGCTGCAGGAGGAAGTGGACGAGACGGGTGTGCCGCAGAACCTATTCATGGCCGTGCAGTGGCCGATCCCGTTCTGGGCTGAGCCGAACAGCGGATGGCCCTTTACGCTCTTGGCGTGGCACGGAAAGCCCGGCTACTCATGGCCTATCTCAATCATCCGGCCCGGTATCGGAGAATTGAGATTCATCAACTGGGCGATGAGCTTCCTGGCGACTCGCATTGCCACTGCGTCCCAGACGCTGATCGGCGTGGCGAAGGCCGCGGACCCAGACCTGAAGTCGAAGATTCTGGAGAAGGACGAGGGCGGCCTAAAGATCATTGAGATCAGCGAGGCCATCGGCCGGTCGGTGAACGATGTCATCTCTGTCTTCCAGATGCCGGGCGTAACGTCCGACATGTACCAGATCATCGCCGAGGTCACGCAGCTTTTCGACCGCCGCGTCGGTTTGACCGAACTCATCTACGGCATGACCCGCAGTTCCATGAGAAGTGCGGCAGAGGCGCAGGTGAAGTCGGATCAGATTTCGATTCGGCCTGACGACTACGCGAACATCTTGGAGGACGCTCTCTCTGAGGTCGCTCGCAAGGAAGCGCTCTGCGCCCGTTGGCTTGTGTCGCCGCAGGATGTCGTTCCGCTCCTTGGCCCCATGGCCGCCAGGGCGTGGGAGCTGCACGTTCAGGCCGAGAACCCGGAGGCCATCGCCCGCGAGTACTCGTACCGCGTGGAGGCTGGATCGGCCCGCAAGCCGAACCTCGCCACCAAGTCCGAGAACCTCAACGCGCTCATGCAGATCACCATGCCTGTGGCGCAGGGCCTGCTGCAGGCTGGGAGGCCGGAGCTGTTCAATCAGCTTCTGCGTGCCTGGGGGACAGTTAACCAGATGGATGTGGCGGACTACATGGTTCCGCCTCCCCCTCCGCCGCCTCCTGGTCCTCCGCCGGGATCGCCCCCTAGTCCACCCCCAGGACCTCCTCAATGACCATCCCCTACGAAGTCCGACAGGCAGGCGACGAAGCCATCGCCACCTACAAGCGTTCCTTGGCCTCTGGCGCCACGGAGCAGTTCGCCATTATGTGCGCCCTCCAGTGCCCTCCCGGCACCAGGGGGTCGGACCGGGCGTTCATGGAGGGGCGATACAACAACCAGCAGTTGGACGCGATGCCAGAACGTCAGGCCAAGTACGTAGCAGCCGAGGCAAAGGCCGCGGGCATCAACATCTCTGGCAAGTACTACGTCGGCGGCCTTGCGGACAACCGTGGCTGGCGTGACCCCGAAGCGTGGGTGTCCGGCAACGACGAGGTGCTGAAGGTCGCCCAGAAGCGCCGCCGTGCCGTCAGTGGAAGCGTGAACTACGACCCAGGCCCTGCTCCCCCGCAGCGCAAGCTCATCAACGAGAAGATCGTTCGCGAAGAAGTCGCCCGTGCCAAGCGCGCCAACCCGCGCGCCAAGGTCGGGGAGCTTCGCGAACAGATCATCGCCAAGCATGCCTACCGCGCGAAGGGGAGGTAGATGGCCGAACGGATACAAATCCGCAGAGGGTCCAGCAACGAGTGGCAGACGAAGAACCCGATACTTCTCCCGGGCGAACTGGGCTGGGACACAACGAACAACGGCCTGAAGGCCGGCGACGGCGTGACCCGCTGGAACTCGCTTGCCTACCTGCTGCAGACCATGAGCGTCCAGCTCGCTCAAGCAACGGACATTGAGTTCACCACACTCGCCACTGGGGATGTGCTGCGGTACTACAACGGCAAGTGGCGCAATCACAACGAGACGAACTTGGTAGACGGGGGAAACTATGGCTAACGTAATCAGGCTGAAGCGCTCCACGGGGTCATCTGCCCCAAGCTCTCTGGCGAACGCAGAGCCTGCCTATTGCGAAGGCAATGGCGTCCTCTATATCGGCGTGGGCACCGGCGGGGCTGGCGGATCGGCCACCACCATCCAAGCGGTCGCAGGTCCGGGATACGTGGTCACGCTGGCCGGCGGTACGACGCAGACCATCAGCCGCAACACCACGTTCTCTGGCACGGTGATCCTTGGGTCGTCTGCCACCGCAACCACTCCGGCAACGAGCGACAACAGCACCGCAGTCGCCACCACGGCGTGGGTGAAGGCGCAGAACTACGGATCGGGAAGCTCCAGCGGCACGGTAACGAGCGTGGCCTTGGCGTTGCCGAACATCTTCACGGTGAGTGGGTCGCCCGTCACCACTAGCGGCACGCTCACGGGCACGCTCGCCACGCAGAATGCGAACAAGGTGCTGGCAGGCCCGACAACGGGCGCAGACGCCACTCCCGCCTTCCGTACTCTTGTGGCCGGCGACATCCCCGACATCTCGGCCACGTATCTGACGACCTCGTCAGCGTCGTCCACGTACCTCGCCCTGACCGGCGGGACGATTTCGTCCAACCTGACGATTTCCGGCAACCTCACGGTCAACGGTACGACAACGACGATCAACAGTACGACCGTCAGCGTCGATGACATCAACCTCATCTTAGGCGACACAGCCTCGCCCAGCGATGCGACAGCAGATGGCGGCGGCATCACGCTCAAGGGAACAACCGACAAGACCCTGAACTGGGTGTCTTCCACCGCGGCGTGGACGAGCAACCAAGACCTCAACCTGCTCACAGGCAAGGTCTACGAGATCAACGGCACCACTGTGCTGTCTGGCAGCTCTCTTGGTTCTGGCGTCACCGGCTCTAGCCTCACCTCCGTGGGCACGCTCACTGCCGGCACGCTGGGCAGCGGGTTCACCACGGTGGCTGTGTCGCAGGGCGGCACCGGGGCCACCACGCTGACGGGAGTCCTTAAGGGCAACGGCACCAGCGCATTCACCGCTGCGACGGCCGGAACCGACTACCTGTCCCCCAGCTCCGACATTGACGGCGGAACCTACCCGTAATGCCTCGCACCAACAAGATCATCATTCGGAGCGGCACCACTGCTCCTACGGCAAGCGACTTCGTCACAGGCGAGCCAGCCTGGGATAAGACGAACGGCAAGTTCTACATTAAGAACACCGCCGGGACGATGGTGGAAATCGGTGCGGGCGGGGGCGGTGCGACGGAACTCTACGAGGTCGCCACAACGGCAAGCCTGCCAAGCCCCGGCACGGCTGGGCGGCTTTACATCACCACGGATACGGCTCGCGTATATCGCTGGGATTCAACGAACAGCGTGTGGGTGGAGGTCGGTGCAGTCAGTAGCTACGACAGCCGCTGGGATCTGTTTCTCCCCGGCGCGCCGACGAGCGTCACCGGCACCGCCGGCAACGCCCAGGTGGCGCTGAGTTGGACAGCCCCAACCGTGTCTGCCCAGACGCCGATCACCAGCTACACGGTCCAGTATTCAACCAACAGCGGAAGCACCTGGACGACTTGGGGGACTGCCCCGACGACAAATTCTGCGACGGTTACATCGTTGACGAACGGCACGGCCTACCTATTCCGGGTGGCAGCCGTCAATGGAGTCGGCACTGGAGCCTATTCCTCAGCATCGTCGTCCGTGACTCCTGCTGGGACAGTCAGCGTCAGCTATCTGGTAGTTGCAGGAGGCGGCGGCGGCGGAAAGGACGGAGGCGGCGGTGGTGGTGGCGGAGGC